CTTTTTGATTTTGCACACTATGTTCCATAGCAGTTTTTTGTGCTGTGAATGCTTGCAATTGTAAACCTGCACGTTCTTCGTCATGGTTTCTATAGTATCTACCGTTTTTAAGTCGATTAGTAACCTTAGTATACAGTGAAATATCTTTTGTTTGTAAGAACATTTATCTGCCTCTTTTTAATTTTGTATAACTATAGTATAACAAATAATCTGCAAATGTCAATGGAAATAATATGTTAGTCACAGTTGGTGATAGCTTTACATACGGTACAGAATTGGTCGATACCAGTTTAGCTTGGCCTTATCAATTGGGTTTAATACTTGATATGCCTGTGGTAAATCTAGCACAACCCGGATCAAGCAACGACTTTATTGTACGAACTACAGTTAATGCTATAGATGAATATGATCCAACATTGGTAATTGTTGCTTTCACAACACCAAACAGGTTTGAACGTAATTGGGAACATTTTACGCCAACTAAAACTCCACATCAATTTTCTGATTGGAATGAAGAATGGGCTGAAAATAAATTTCATACACAGGTCCGCATGCTAGAAAGTTATATAAAATGCGAAAACTACTTTTTAGGTCCTTGGGATTGTGATATCAGTTACTGCTCTAACTATATTGGAACCTTAGTAGAAATGTGTGAAGGTTTTGACAAAGGATCAGGAGGACATCCTTTGATTCAAGGACACACTGTTATAGCCAAAAAGATATCAAAAATTATTTGCCAACCATGATTCTAAATCACCAGTAAGATTGGCCATCATTGCTTCTTGTGACCCAAAAAAGCTCAAACGTTTTTGTCCATAGTAATATGGAAATTGTAGTTTGCGATCAAGTCCGAGTAGGACTCTTTTGTTTTTACGTGCAAAGTTATCGGGTAATACATAATCCCAGTATTCAAATTTAAGTTTACTTAGAACTGCAAACCCAGTGGAAGTGAGACGCATTCCACCATTTTCTCGTGTGTTATACCACCATGAATGTAGGGCAGATTTGTATTCTGGTTTGTCTTCTCCTAATAATGAAATAATATGACGAGTTAGAACGTCTTTATTTCTCATTGGAGTAAACAGTTTCTCCTTTGCTTAGACGTACAACACTGAATTTATCTGTTTTAAATTGTGCATTTAGTTTTTTTGCTAAACTTATTGCATGTCCAGGGTTAGAAAAACTTACTTTTTTATATTTAGGTCCAGGATACTGCACCAGCATGTTAGACGTTTTTAGATTGATAGGTTTCCCGTCAAAATATACTGCCCATATACCTTCGCTGGCCAACACCTGTTCAGTTTTATATGTCACTTTGTCTGTAACTTCAACTAATATCTGAGGTTTTGGTCTTGCCATGTTCATTATCTCCATAGTTATTTATGATAAACTACGTAGATAACTTGTTAACGGCTTAGTTAATTACCAGGTTCCGCCGTCGACTTCTATACTATCTGGTTGTTTTGAACTCTGTTGTTTTTGCAGTAGATCTATATCAAGAAGAAGTTTGGTAATATCACCATGTAGATTCTTTGCATCTTGCATTGTCCAGACAAAATCTCTAGCATTAGTTGCATCACATTGTGCAACTCTATCAATGAACTTTCGTATGTACAAACCACTCACTTGTAGTAGAATCCATCTGGTTCTCTTACTGGACCAACATAACCATAGCGGTCTAGTATAATAAGTTTAGGACAAAACATTACCTTGGTTTTGCGATTGATTGTAACCATATAGTATCCAGCAGCGTACCAGCTTTTGCTTTTCTTTTCTTTGGTATAAATTGGCAAACGTTGATTAATATCCCATACACCATTATAAGGTTTACAATCTGTTGGAAATCGATTTACTTGATTCTCTGGATATTTGACACGTTCGAGTTCATTATCAAAGTTTATTTTAGTAACATCACGTAGACTTTTTACAGTTTTAAAACGACTTGAGCCTTGATTTGTTTTTAAAAAATAACCTGTTGGAGTTTTTTCAACCGAGCCAATTTTTTGGTTATCCTTTTGTAATACCCAAAACTTGCCATTGACTATAGGCTTTGCAATCGTGTCTGTCATTTTTGTAATACTCCTTGGTATGTTTGATTCAACCAACGTCCATATTGTTCTGCATTTTCGCTAAGTCTATTCAACTCGTATTTACCGCAAAATTTCAGGAACTTTGATCCTACTTGTCCAACATCTTTGTTGGTTATTTGTTCACGTATAAAATTGTCAACTCTTTGTTTAATTTCTTCAGGTTGTTGTTTTAGATCTATTAACTGTTTGTTTCTGTTGTAGTCATCTAATACTCTGTGTTCTTTGCCTTCATGATCTGTCCAACGTTGTAACATCATGTTGTTCCAAGCATATCCTTTGCTAGATCTATCTGCAAATGCTTCTAATAAACCTACCTTGTTCTTGGTGCCTTTCTTACGTACACCTGGATAAGCACTGAACACATTGTCACTGCTATCGCCTCTCATGCACTTTTCAAATAACAACCATTCAGGGTCAGGTACTTCTTTAGGAAGTTTTGTTTTTTTATCTATTACTGGCTTGCCTTTTGCATCAAATACACCTTCAACGGTGATCAGCTGATCAGTAATACCATTGAACTGACTTACATTATCAGCTAACAGTTGATAAAAGTCACTGTCTGAACTGATAATAACATGTTCATCTGCAGGATGTAGATCAATCCAACGTGCTATAAGATCATCTGCTTCTGCATCACCATCACGGAGAACACTGCAATTTGTTTTTTCACGTAGATACTGATTGAAGTCATCAAATGTATCCCAGAATAATTTTTCTTCTTCTTGTTCACGTTCTGTAAGTGCGGCTCTTGCTTCACTGCGATTTGCTTTATATGGCTTGTAGTAATCTTTTCTCCAACTACGACCTTCTAAACAAAACACCACATGATCTGTGTCAAACTTTTTTGCCACCTTGTTGATAGCTGCCATGCTTATGTGGAGTGCATAACCAACTTTTTCCCAAGGGTCAGTTGCACGAAATGCAACATGTCTAGCACGGAAAAACATGTTAGCAGTGTCAATCAATAGATACTTCATACGATTCCTTTTGTATATAATGTACTAATTATAACACTATACCAAACGATTGTCAACAACATATTTTGTTATGTATTGTGCCCAAGTTCTATGACCATCAACACCATAGTGATAGCTTGTAGGACTTACAGTTTCACACTTTTGCGACACAACATGATTGTATGTACACATGGGATTATATGGATCAATATAACTTGTTCCCCAATCCTGCTTTTTTTCAATGACACTAAAGTCGTTGTTGCCATTGAAAAAAATATGCTTTGCTCCTATACTTTTTAATTCTTGATGAAATTGCCAAATTTTAGTGTGTGCTTCTAATGTTTTTGCTTGCCAATCAAGATTTGCAATATATTCTTTGTATTTTTGTTTATGACTCTCTGGAACATCATCTATGCCTGATGCATTAACCTGATAGTATTCTCCATCTATCAGCCATTCTTCTCTTTCCCAAGTGCTCCATTGAATAACAAAAAGTGTTCTATATATATCGTGTGCTTGTTGTTCTAGCCAACGACGTGTAGTTCTCATAATACGATCGTTAGAACTTGCACTTTCGGCCTCACACTTGAAACCGCAGTTTAATCTATTGCTCAGTAGTTTACCCCATGAATGTGCAATGTTATCAGGATGTGGTACTCTGCCCATCATCCAGTACTGTGGATCATCTTCTGCAAAAGCATGATTATTCACACATTCTGCTGCAGCAGTGTGTGAGTCTCCGTTGACATATAAAATCATTACTTTACTTCAGTATATCCATTACCAAGATCACGACTTTGTGTATATCGTATTTCAGGATCTGCCTGAACTTGTTCGTATGTTTCAAGTGCAACATTTCTACAAACATTTTGAAACCATCTATCAACTATAACATGTTCTTCTTCATTTGGCTTTTGCTGATACCCTGCACGAACAAGATTTGCTATAAATTTTTCATTCCAATCTAGTTCGAATGCACCATTGTTTATATCTTCAGGATCAACATCCATGCTTAGTATAGACACATACGGTTCACCTTTTGCAGTTGCTATTTCTTTAGGTGATTTTTTCTTTGATCTTGATTTTGTTTTTTCAGGTTCGGTTTTTTCTTTTTTTAAAATTTTTTTAATTTTATCAAACATGTCTTACCTCTTGTGCTTAAAAACTGGTATAGGTTGCATTTTATGTAGATTTTTAGCTCTAAGTTCGCGATATTTTTCCAATGATTCTACTTCAGGGCCAACTGCAAGTGCATTTAGGTTATCAAGTTTCATTGCTCTTTCCATCTGTTCGTATGAAAGTCCTCCTAATTGATCTTGGTCAGTTCTGCCATCCTCCCACAAACCATCAGTTGGTTGAGCATCAATGATACGTTGGTCGATTCCTAGTTCTCTGCCAAGTTGCCATACTTCAGTTTTGTATAAATCTGCAATAGGTGAAATGTCTACTCCACCGTCACCGTATTTTGTGTAAAAACCAACGCCAAAGTCTTCAACTTTGTTTCCTGTGCCTACAACTATACCGCCAAACGTTTGTGCCTTTTGATACAATGTCATCATTCTTAATCTAGCACGAGAGTTTGCCAATGCTAGTTCATTTTTTGGAAACTGAAAGAGATCTTCAAATTTTTCAAATACTGGTGTAAGATCAATCATTTCAAAACTGGCATTCATGTAGTTGTTGCCTAGCCATATACAATGATCAACTCCTAGGTCAGTTTGTTCTTGCTTTTGTCTAATGGGCAAAACCAATGTAAGAGTAGGTATGCCAGTCATTGAACACAGTGTACTAACCACAGCACTATCAATACCGCCCGAAACTCCAACCACCAACTGTTGAATGTTGTGTTCTTTACAGTAGGTTTTAATCCAGTCTTTTATTTCAGTCGCCAGTGCCATTTAAAGTCCTTTGTTACGTAGTTTATCCAGATCAATTGGTGCTTTCATAGCACGTTCAAGTGGTGTATTAGGTACCCCAGGCGTTGCCGAAGAGGCTGATATGTAATCTGGGTGTAAAGCGCCATCCTTTTTCCATACAGATGTTTGCGACTTCTTGGACGTTAAGATTGTATTCTTCTGATCTACCACCCAACGGCATGAGATAGACAGGACATTCAATGCCTGCTTTGCGATATTCTGCAACAGCTCTGCCAGCTTCGTCAATATCAGTGCGATCAGCAACCACAAACTT